ATGCTAATTGGTTACATTCGCGTATCAACAAATGACCAAAATACCGATCTGCAACGACAGGCGCTGATCGGTGCAGGTTGTGAGCAGATTTTTGATGACAAAATAAGCGGAAAATCCACCGAACGGCCGGGCTTGAAGAAAGCTATCCGCCACATGCGCGCTGGCGACACGCTGGTAGTTTGGAAACTGGATAGATTAGGCCGCAGCGTTCGCCATCTCATTACCTTGGTCGAAGAGCTGAAAACTAAAGGCATTCATTTTCGAAGCCTGACGGACAGCATAGACACCGGCACGGCTATGGGGCGCTTCTTTTTTCACGTTATGAGCGCGCTGGCTGAAATGGAAAGAGAGCTTATCGTTGAACGCACCATGGCCGGTCTGGCAGCAGCACGTGCTCAAGGTCGAATTGGCGGGCGCAAACGCCTAATGACTGAATCGGTGGTCGAGCAAGCGAAGCGATTGTTTGCCAATGGTGAAAGCTTGCAGCGCATTGCTCTGGCCTTGGATGTCTCTCCAAAGACACTCTACAAATATGTGCCGGCAACCGAGCAACAGGCGCTTCGGGAAAGGCTCCAATAGTCTGTAAAAGCTCAATTAACACCATTTTTTCACTTTTAGCCCCCCACCCTGTTGTGCCATTCCCCCCACGCCTGCCATCGAGTGCAGGCTTCTCTCTTTGACGGCATCCTTGCTTCACCACCCACAAAAGAGAGAGTCAACCCGATGGCTGATTATCACCACGGCGTACGTGTTGTTGAAATCAACGACGGTACACGCGTTATTTCTACTGTTTCAACCGCTGTTATCGGATTAGTTTGTACTGCCGAAGACGCGGACAAAACCCTGTTCCCACTCAACACTCCGGTGCTGATCACTGACGTGCTGGCTGCCAGCGGCAAGGCGGGTAAAACCGGTACGCTTGGCCCGGCGTTGTTGGCAATCGCTGACCAATGTAAGCCGGTGACGGTGGTTGTGCGCGTTGCCGAAGGCGAAGATGAGGCAGCGACGACCACCAATATCATCGGCGGTTCTGATGCCAACGGTCGCTATACCGGCATGAAAGCCCTGCTTTCTGCACAGGCTGAGCTGGGCGTTAAACCGCGCATTCTTGGCGTACCGGGACATGACAACCAAGCCGTCGCAACGGCGCTGGCGGCAGTTTGCCAACAGCTGCGCGCTTTCGGCTATGTCAGCGTTTATGGTGCGAAAACCATTTCTGACGCCATCAAATACCGCGGAAACTTCAGCCAGCGCGAGCTGATGCTGATCTGGCCTGATTTCGTTAACTGGAACACCACGACCAGCCAGTCTGATATTGCTTATGCTTCAGCGCGTGCGCTGGGCCTGCGTGCCAAAATCGACCAGGAAACTGGCTGGCACAAAACTCTGTCCAACGTCGGCGTCAACGGCGTAACCGGCCTGTCCGCCAGCGTGTTCTGGGACTTGCAAGCCACCGGCACCGACGCAGACCTGCTGAACGAAGCCAGCGTCACCACGCTGGTGCGCAAAGATGGCTTCCGTTTTTGGGGCAACCGCACCTGTAGCGACGACCCACTTTTCGCCTTTGAAAACTACACCCGCACAGCACAAGTTCTGGCTGACACCATGGCCGAAGCGCACATGTGGGCAGTCGATAAGCCACTCACACCTTCCCTGATCCGCGACATGATTGACGGCATCAAAGCCAAAATGCGCGAGATGAAATCCGCGGGTTACATCATTGATGGCAACTGCTGGTATGACGAATCGGCCAACACGCCTGAGACGCTGAAAGCGGGCAAGTTGTACATCGATTACGACTACACGCCGGTTCCACCACTGGAAGATCTGACCCTGCGCCAACGCATCACCGATAAATATCTGGTGAACTTTGCCGCCTCCGTGAACAGCTAAGGAGAATTTGACTCATGGCACTCCCTAAGAAACTGAAATACCTGAACCTGTTCAATGACGGGAACAGCTACCTCGGCGTGGTCTCCTCGCTGACTCTGCCAAAACTGACTCGCAAGCTGGAAAACTACCGCGGCGGCGGCATGAGCGGCTCGGTCTCCGTGGACTTCGGTCTGGACGACGACGCGCTGGCGCTGGAATGGACCATCGGCGGCATGGACGAACTGGTGTTGCAGCAGTGGGGCAGCACGGCGGATATCCCTCTGCGCTTTGCCGGCTCATTCCAGCGTGACGACACCGGCGATATCTCTGCCGTGGAAGTCGTGATGCGCGGCCGCCACAAAGAGTTCGATTTCGGCGAGTACAAGCAAGGCGAAGACACTGAAACCAAGATCTCGACCCAGTGTACTTACTTCAAGCTGACCATTGATGGCAAAGAGCTAATTGAAGTCGACACCGTCAACATGGTCGAAATCGTCAACGGCGTTGACCGTCTGGCAGAGCATCGCTCAGCGCTCGGTCTGTAATCCCCCCTGCTTTCTAGCCGGCAGCAATTGCCGGCTTCTTTTTCATTAGTTCCCAATATCGCATCGAGGAAATCTCATGAGCTCAGTTGAAAACCACGACAACACCGTCGTTCTTGATGTCCCGCTAAAACGCGGTGACGTAGAAATTAGTGAAATTCAGGTGACCAAACCCAATGCCGGCAGCCTGCGCGGCATCGGCTTGGCGGCGCTGGCGAATGCCGACGTTGACGCGTTGATCACCATTCTTCCCCGCATCACCTACCCGAATCTGACCAAAGAAGAGTGCTCGCGTCTGGAGCTACCGGACCTGATTGCGCTGGCTGGCAAGGTGATTGGTTTTTTATCGCCGAAACAGGACGGGTAGAGATATCCCCCCGCCTGACCGTGGATGATCTGATGGCAGATATCGCGGTGATTTTTCATTGGCCGCCGTCCGAGATGGACGGCATGTCGCTAACCGAACTGATGAATTGGCGATATAAGGCGTTGCAACGCAGCGGAGTAAAAACTGATGAGTAATCTTGAGCAAATGCCCGAGACGCTGGGGCGGATCAGGCAAGAAATGTCGTCGCTGAAACAGGCGACGGGGGACGTTTGGAAGCGCTTCACCAAGCTGCCCGAAAAAAACCTCTACAGCTTGATGTCGGAAGACATTGTTGACGTTTCTCAAAAACTGAACGGACTTAATAAACAGTCACGCCAGTTGGAAAAGCTAGATGAGGCTAAAGAGAAACTGGCAGTCAATGGACCCACTCTATTTAACAGTCAGTACTCTATCGATAAGAAATCTAAAAAGCTTAAAAATGAAGGTATTGATGCCAATAAGGCCCCAGAAGAACAGTTCCTAATTGAGATCAAAAAGCAGCTCGCAACCAATCAATTAACCAAATTACGTCAACAGCGACCTGCTCAGCTTGAACAAAAAGGCGCTGAAATTGGTACACAATATAAAAATCGCGACGATAAAATCAGCCAATTGAGCAGTGCTAGCGCCAAAGCCAAGGCTTTCGCGCAGCCCAAACTCGAGTTGGCAAAAAGCCTGCTCAAGCCCGGCGCCGATTTAGAGGCGGGGCTGTCTGAGGTGCAAGCCATGCTGCACCTGAATAATGGCGATCCGCGCACGGCGGCGCTGCGCCAGCAGAGTTTGTCGATGGCGGCTTCTGGCCATGCTCCTTCCGACGTCGTGGCGAAGCAAAAAGAGCTGGCTCAAGGCGGCATGAATGCCGATCAGGTGTTGGCTCAGACTCCGGCGGCGCTGAATGGCGCAACGACAGCAGAACAAATGGCCGTTACGGTCAAAGGCGGCAATCTCGATGGCGATATCACCAAGCTGTTCGCCAGCTGGGACACCATCCGCATCAACCTGTTCGCAGGCCAAAGCGATGCACTGCGTCAGCTGACCCAGACCGCCACCGGCTGGCTGAACACCCTCAACACCTGGATAACCGATAACCCGCAGATGGTGAATGCTCTGCTCGGCTTGGCTTTAGGCGTTACCGGCTTGGTTAGCGGACTGGGCTTCTTAGGCGGCGTTATCGCGCCGGTGCTGAGTGGCGTAAATATGCTGATGGCGGGCGCCGGGTTGTTGGGAACGGTGTTTAGCGGCGCGGGCGGCATTATGGCCGGAGCCTTTGCCGCAGTAGGCGGCCCGGTCGTGGCGCTTATCGCCATTATTGCCGGTATCGCCATTGTGGTAGCGCAGCTATGGGAGCCGATCAAAGCCTTTGTTGGCGGTGTTATTGAAGGTTTTACTGCCGCTATGGGGCCGGTCAGTGATGCTTTCGCTCCCTTCAAAGCCGCCTTGGGCTGGATAACCGACCTGTTTAAGCCCATCGAATTTACCCAAGAAACACTGAATGGCGTAGGAGATGTTGGCAAGAAGGTGGGGGCTGCCATTGCACAACTGTTTGTCGATTTAAACGAGGCCTTCTCACAGATTGGTGCAGGGCTTAGCTGGCTCCGTAAGGGAATAGATTCAATATTTGGCTGGAATAAGTCCGATGGCAAGGAGTCATCAGGCAGTGACTCTGCTGAGCCAAATGCACCGTTATTTGGCGACAGCGCATCACCTAGCGGCGGTGCCCTCAACCTGTATCAGCCCGCGAGAACGAATACCTCAAACTCATTAACTGACAACCGTTCCACCACGGTTAACTTAAGTTACAGCGCAACTAACGGTGCTGATAAAGACCAATTTATTGGTTGGTTCAACGAGGCAACCAATCAGCGCGAATGGAATAAAACCAACGACCGGCTAGGCCAGTTTGGCTATGGAGGTATGTACTCATGATGATGACGCTAGGTTTATTTGTCTTCAAACTCAGAACCTTACCCTATCAGACTTTGAAAAGAGATGTCGGTTACGGTTGGGTGGAAAACAAGCGCGTTGGACAACGCCCGATCACCCAATACCTTGGCTTGGGTACCGAAACTATCACCCTCACCGGCCAGCTCTTGCCGGAAGTCACCGGCGGCCAAACCTACCTGCAAGTGTTTGAAAGTATGGCGGACTCGGGGCGAGCTTGGCCGCTAATTGAAGGTAGCGGCACCATCTATGGCATGTTTGTGGTTCAAAGCTTTAATCACACCAACTCACAGCTAAACACCGATGGCCGGGCGCGTAATATCAGCTTCGAACTGACGCTTAAACGCGTCGATGAGTCCTATGCGGCCATGTTCGGTGATCTACAGGAGCAGGCAAAGGGGTTGTATAACAAGGCGAGCAATACCGTAAAACAACTCTTTCCTAATGGAGTAAGCCTATGATAACCCAGCTACAATTGCCCGCTGGGGCGAAAATCATGCCTGACTTCATGCTGAGCGTGGAAGATAAAGCTTTAAAAAGAAACGTCAGCGAGCGTGTGATGTCATTGAAAATGACCGACAACAGCGGTTTTGCCGCTGATATGTTAAATATCACTTTTGATGATAGCGATGGCGCGTTCCAAATGCCCGAGCGCGGCACCGTTTTGAGCTTAAGTCTGGGCTGGGCGGGTCAAAACCTGATTGGCTGTGGCCGTTTTGTGGTAGATACCGTGATACACAAAGGAGCACCGGACACTCTCGACGTCACTGCAAGAAGTGCCGACTTGCGTGAATCAATGAACACTCAGGGAAGTTATTCTTACGATGACACCACTCTGGGTGCGATCGTTAATCTGATATCTCGCCGTAATAAACTGCCTCCGGCAAACTTATTGCCGGAAATGGCGGCGATAAAGATTGCCCATATTGACCAGACTGGCGAAACCGATGCCTTCTTCCTTATGCGGCTGGCGCAAATGTATGGCGCTCAGGCTACGGTAAAGTACGGCCAAATTATCTTTATCAAGCCGGGGTATGGCATCACGGGTTCGGGTAAAGCTATCCCATGGATGACAATTGAACGTTCGGACGGTGACACGCATTCATTTAAATTATCCGACGTACTGGCCTACAGCGGCGTAAAAGCAAAATGGCATGATGTGAAAAAGGGGCAATCCAATAAGGTCGGCGTGCAGCGAACCAAGAAGGCAAATAGCAGTGCTAAGGTGTCGCATCCTAATGCTAAAACGCCGGCATCGCCAAGTACTGCGGGGAGCGCCAAGGAGGAGAGTTACATCTCTGGCTCCAATGAGAAAGTACTGGAGCTGAATAAAATTTATCCCGATGAGGAGTCTGCTACTCGCGCGGCTGATGCGATTTTTAAGCAGATCCAGTATGACGCTGCCACCTTCGACATTACTTTGGCCTTAGGCAGGGCTGACCTGTTCGCGCAAACTCCCGTGACTGTCAGTGGTTTTAAAGACGTGATTGACCAGCAGCGCTGGATCATCGATTCCGTGGTTCATGATGTTGCTGGGCAGGGGTTCGTCACCACCTTGAAATTGAAGGTATATGTAGAGGATATTACTTACCAAGCAACTTAAATATAATATAAACTTGCTTTTGCAAGATTCATGTTTCATAATCACTACAACGCTTACCTAAACGCTGGAGGTTTTTATGATGCATTGCCCACTTTGCGGAAAAGTCGCTCATACCCGCTCGAGCCGCTATCTCAGTGAATCTACGAAAGAACGCTACCATCAGTGCCAGAACATTGAATGCAGCTGCACCTTTGCAACTCATGAATCCGTGGCTCGGGTTATTTCCAAGCCGGGTGTGAATTTGCAAGCTCGAATGCGCGCAGTCTAAGCTTCTTCAGTACCGACAACACCCTCTATTTTGCTCCTCCCTTGCCTGCTCCCCCGCAGGCTTTTTTCTGTTGCCAATTCGCCGTCACTGAGCACAAAAAAAGGGGTTAGCCTATGGCTAACCCCTTGTTCTATATTAACTATTAGATGTCGCGTTAGCGATACCTTAGTTAAGACGCTTTTAATTAGGCCTATTGATATATAAGGCTTTTTTCTAAAAATCAACTAGTTAAGGTGAAACCAAGTGCCATCTAATGCCACCTTTAACCACCTGTGTAGTCAATTTGTAGTCAATTAAAGTCGTCGATATCGGATAACGGACTTAACAAAACGGCCTGCTCCAAGTGGTCAGGTGCAAAGTGCGCATATCGCATCGTTTCTCTGATATTGGCGTGGCCTAGAACTTTCTGCAGAACCAGAATATTACCCCCGTTCATCATGAAGTGAGCGCCGAACGTATGGCGGAGAACGTGAGTCATCTGTCCCTCTGACAATTCGATGTCAGTGAGTGCCACAACCTTTTTAAATTCCTGATAGCAAGGCTTCGAAAACTGGCCGCTGAGTGGCTTTAATTCGCTATACAACCACTTAGGGATGGGTACTGTTCTATTTTTCTTCCCTTTAGTTTTATAAAAGGTCAGTTTCTGCGGCGAAAGTTGCGATCTGGTCAGGTTATTGGCCTCTGTCCAGCGCGCACCGGTAGCCAAACAAATCTTTACAATGCGAGTTACATGCTCTTTACCATACACTTTGCAAGCTTTCAAAAGCGAGTTAATCTGATCTTTAGTCAGCCAGCTCATTTCTCGGTCTTCTTCCTTGAATGCTCGAATACCATCTAAAGGGTTTGGGCCTGTCCATTCACCAAGGCGCTTAAGCTCGTTAAACATGGCATAAAGGTAGTGGTGCTCGCGGTTAACCGTTACCGGCTTCACTTTCCACTGTTCGCGGTCGGTGTGATAACCGTTATCAATTTCCCCCTTTAGCCTTTGATCTCGATAGTGCGCCCAATCTTTGGTTGTAATGCGAGAAGCAACCGGATCACGCAATCCCCGAACAATGATATTTAGCTTACCTAGCCGAGACTTTGAGGCCGTCAAAGATTGACCGTGAAGGTCGTGCCACAGCTCGACAAGCGTGCTTAACTTCCTGTTGTCGACCTTCTCACCTTTCCACGGTTTTTCCTCCGCCTCTTTGATGGTGAAGTTTTCAAAGGCTGTGGCCTCGCCCTTTGTGGCAAACGTTTTTCTAATCCGTTTGCCATGGCGACCGGCAGCATAAAAATCAGTCTGCCACTCACCTGTCGGAAGTTTTTTTACAGTCATCTAGTCAGGTTCTATTTTAAATCACTGCGAGTAGCTAAATGGGTATGGGACAGAATAATTACCTTCGCTTGGTCTTCTTCTACCTTCCCAGCCTCATTACAGGCGTTGCGTGGATTTTCGAAAATATAACCAGAGTAATTAAACTTATTTAGGATACGGATCTCTTTAGTTGATTTTAAAAAGGTCTTATTTTTGCCATCTAACCAAAGAGGGCTACAGATGCCCCACGTTGCCACAAAGTCATAAAGCTCGGGGGTAACTTGGGCTTCATTCATTGTTATTGTTACGATGCTCGATTTATCGGTTATAGCCAAAGGTTGCCAATCATTGGTTGATTTCGTCAAAATAGAAATGTTTGATGATTGAGCAAATGTTGAAACTGAGACTGCCCCCAAAAGTAAAGCCAGCGCTACCTTACGCATTAAAATTTCCTCTGTTACTTAATAAACGATGTTAAAACTTTTCCTACCAACTCCACGTCATTAACGCTGCATTCAAAAGAAGCATTACCGCCTGAGACTTTCAGTTTATTGCCGGGTATGCGGGCCACTTCATAAACGTCGTAATCGCCATCGATATTTAGTAGCCATTTACCATTGCCGATTACATTGACTCCCAAGTCGATAACCCACGAATCATTATTCTTTTTTAGCAGCGCCGGTTTAATTGCAGGTGTATCAAAAAATTCTTTATCAATTTTCCAAACGCCAATTTCATTAAGCTCACCGTCTGAAATTGAATATTTTTTTATAGCGAGCACATCACTTTCGGGTGCGGCATCTAATCCGTTGTTCTCAGACCGAGCGCCGCCCTTGCCTGTTGCCAGCCATCGCAAAGAAACTCCCGTATCAAGAGCTGATGCAATTACCAGTTCTGCGGGGAAATAGTCCCTTCTTACCCACGTACTGATAGTTCCCTCTGAAAGTCCATACGCTTCTCCGATCTGTTTCTGCAAACTAAAGCCATGAGCATCCATGATGCGGCGGAGAACGGGCTTACCTCCGGAATGAAACAGGGACTCATAAAGAACTTCGCCGCGCTCAAAATTCACTTCTTGTGTGCTTTTCTTTGCGTTTGCCAACTTCCCGGAAATTATCCATTCCAAATTTGCACCAGTATCAAGCGCGCATTTGATGATTACGTTTCCCGGTATGCTGCCGCGCTGTTGCCAACTACTTACATTATTCGGTGCCATATCAAGAAGTTGCGCCAATTCCCTTTGGGTAGTCACCCCGTAAGCGGACAGTATTCGCTCAATCACTGCACCAACATCTAATGATGAATTTTCCATAGGCCCGCCAAAAATAAACAAAAGAGTGTTTACATATCGCATTTTGCGATCTAAAGTTCGCATGTCGTGTAGCAAATGGCACAACATGGCATCAAAAATACGCTTAACAGGAGATCATGATAGATGATTAGTCAAATTGCAATCCCGCCTGGCAAGGAGCTGATGACATACCAAGAATTTGCAGAGTCGTATGGCCTCAGCGATAGAACAGTTAAACGGATGGTGGCAGAGGGTGAATTGCTCTTGATGTCGCGTGTAAAGGAAGGCTCCGCCGCGCGTATCAATATGGTTGCCTTTCGTGCTCGCCTGCTGCAACAGGCAATTAATTGCAAATACATCCCCGCTTAACCGCTTTGCTTTTTACAACATGGATTCATATTAAGTGAATTAAGGAAGGCACGATGTTTGATTTTAAAGTGTCCATACATGACGATTTTGACGAAGCCTGTCTGCGTTTTACTGCGCGCCACAACATTACTGAGTTGGCTGGTCAAATGCGCTTAAATCCTCAGACTTTGCGGAACAAGCTTAACCCTGCGCAGGCTCACCAGCTAACTTGCATGGAGCTGCTTGATCTGACTGACATGACCGAAGACGCGAGTTTGCTCGATGGGTTGCTAGCTCAAATTAATTGCATGCCAGCAGTTCCAGTCAATGAGATAGCAGACAAGAATCTAGCTACTTACACCCTACAGGCAACCGCAGCTGTAGGCTCAATTGCAGCATCGGCAGCCACAGGCGAGCAACCATGTCCGCAGCGCAAAAGCTTATTGCTGGAAGGTGTCAACGCAGGGATTCGTCACTTATCTCTGATCGGCTTGTTAATTCAGGGTCGCGTTGAGGGTTCGCCCGCTTTTGCTTCTGCTGTTGGCACTATTGCCAGCATCGCTACTAACGGGATGGTTTGAGCATGGCTATTTCAATTGCCCCATTGCTAAAGCGTCAATCACCGGGCCGTCATTTTGGTCATGGTTGGATTGAGTTAAAGAGTGGCGACCGCTGGAATCCGGCACCGCGTCAGGCTGGTTTTGTCACCGTATCAACTCCAGCGAAAAAGAAGCCGTTTTATAAACGCTTATTTAGTTGAGGTTCATATGTTATTAGCAACAGATAAACAAATTGAAATAGGGATTAAGCACATTTCGAAAATTAAAGAAATGTTCCCATTTCGCAAGAATGCAGCGCAGGAAGCATTTGACGAAAGTCCGTTGCATATGCGTAAAACTATTTGCTTCCATGCAGGTTTAAAAGCTCGGCATGTTGAAATGAAGTTTTCGGAATTGAATTATACCGAACGTAAGCAAGTGGTTGCCGCGCTGAATTCTTTTATCGGTCTTACAGAATCACTTCCTAAATTTATTAGCGAAGACGATTGCAAATTAAATACTAATCACTAACCCGAACTAATTTAACAGGCGTTCAACTCGCCGGGCATTCTTTTGCCTAAAAACAGGAAATACACATGCAAAACATGATTGATAAGGCGCGTAACGGATTCTCTGGCATTCACATCATAGGTGTCGATTTGGGTGCCCCGGAGGGGGATTACAGCGCCGAGCTGACACTGATGCTCAATAGCGCCCGCAATGATGAGCGCGCCAATCGTGCGGAAGTCTTCGCCGCACGCCTTGAGGCTATTGCCTGCTTCATTACCAAAAATGAATTGACCGGAGTGGAAGCCGCCGAAGCTCTGCGCACCGAGGCTGACCGTATTCGCAACGAAGTCGGGGAGATTCACTAATGCCTGATTTACTGGATTCAATCACCGAACGTCAGGCCGAAGCGCTTGAGGCTCAAATCAACGCCGCGCGCCAGCCACTGACTGGCGTTTCCGCGATGTTCTGCATCGACTGTGATCGCCCAATCCCCGAAGCCCGTCGCGCAGCTCTGCCGGGTGTTGAGCTTTGCGTGTACTGCGCAGAACTAATCGAACAAAGAAATAGGCATTACCGGGGGCGCGCATGATCGCTTTTTGGGTGCTGCTCGGTGTGCTGGCAGTTATCGCCAGCGGATTTCTGGCTGCTGACATTAGTGACGCAGATTTTCATAAGCGCCCTGAAAACCGCAATTACGATTAAGGGCGGCGCATGAAAACAATAGTTAAATGGGCGGGTTCAAAATCTCGCGTCATGGAAACCCTTAAGCAACATCTGCCAGCCGGTGATCGGCTGGTTGAGCCGTTTGCGGGTTCTTGCTCTGTAATGATGAATACGGATTATCCTGCCTATCTAATTGCAGATGTAAATCCTGACCTAATAAATATGTATGAAGTGATTAAGAACAAGCCAACGGAATTCATTTGCGTTGCAAAAGATTTATTTAAATCTGGAAATGATGAATTCACATATTACACCAAGCGACTTGCATTTAATTCTCACATTGATAGTCCATTCATCCGTGCAGTTTATTTCCTTTATTTAAATCGCCACTGCTTTAACGGTCTGTGCCGTTATAACCAGTCGGGCGGCTTTAATGTTCCCTATGGCAAGTACAAAGCGCCATATTTCCCTGAGATTGAGATCCGTGCATTCGCTGAGAAGGCCAAGCGCGCCACGTTCCTGTGCTGCACCTTTGAAGAAACGCTGCGCATGGTCGCGCCGGGCGATGTGGTTTATTGCGATCCGCCATACCTCGTTGAGGCAAAGGGCTTCACTAATTACCACGTCGGAGGCTTTGGCCTGAGTGAGCAAAACCGGCTGGCGCTGCTGCTGTCACGTCTGGCTAAAAGAGACTATCCGGTAGTAGCTTCAAATGCGGATTTGTCAGCAACCCGCTCCCTTTACAAAGCTTTCAAAATCGTTGGGCTGAACGCCCCGCGCTCTGTTGGCGCGTCCGGCGACTGCGCCAAATCCGCCCCCGAAATTATTGCTAAACACACCCCGAAAAAACCTAAGTACCTGCCGCCAGATCCGGCTGTCGATTCTCTGCTGCTGGCTGGTTTTCCAATGCGTGAGGAAGCGCAGGATGTTTGTTTGTGACTCATTATCATGGCACGCCAATATGGGGCAATTCGGGGGAGGTTCACCGGATTGCTGTCACTGGTGCAGGCGCATTTGTCTCATACGCAAGACCTGAGCAAATGGGTAAATCATTGCAGTATGCAAACCTCGTTGGCATAGACAACGGGGCTTTTAGTGCTTGGAAGAGTGGGTTAAAAATCGACTGGAACGATTTCTATGCATGGCTTGAGCAATATTACTTCAATGATAAAACAGCCTTTTTTGTTATCCCTGATGTTGTTGAGGGTGGAGAGGCCGATAACGATGCGCTAATAGCTAAAATGCCAGCTGCTTTTAAAGAGAAGGCGACACCTGTCTGGCACTTGCATGAGAGTCTGGATCGCCTCGTTTCATTGTGTGAGGACTGGCCTCGCGTTTGTTTTGGATCTTCAGGTGAATATGCTCAAATCCGCACAGCTCGCTGGCATAAGCGAATGGTTAGCGCCTTTGAAAAAATCTATCTGCAACACGCCTTCAAAACAAAAATACATGGCCTGAGAATGCTGGACGGCAGGGTTATGGGTAACTACCCGCTACACAGCGCCGACAGTACAAATCTCGCAAGTAACGTCCCTAAGTATTTAGTGAAGTATCCGGAACTGACGAAGGCGGTTTTGGATGCTGGCTATGGCATTGAGCAAGTGAAGCCTCACCGCTGTGCAATTCTTAAAGGGGCAATTGAGGCCGTTAAACCCCCATCGATTGAGCAATGGTTAGAGGCAAGGACTAGCCAGCCTATTCAGCTTGAGTTCTTTATGGATATGGCTTCTTAATGATGAAGTTTAACTATCCCGATGCACCAGTGGCCCCGGAAGCGTGGGCGTATTACTGGAATGCCCCTAAGTCCGCAATCGCTGGCCCGGAAAGACCGCTTACCCGTGACGAATTCCGTCAGGGGCAAGCCGTTTTAGAGAAAGTTAAAACGCTTTCCTCCGATCTCTATCAGGCTTTTACCAGCCGCCATAAGTACCTGCTGAAAGAAAAAGGCATTCACGCCGCCAACAAGTACCTCGTTTTTACGCTGGGCCGCACCATTCTGCCGCGCGTCGAGTCAGTGAACGCCGCGCACTCTATGAATTGTGGCGCATCCCTTAAATTCATGTCTGAGGCCGATACCTACCATCGCCTGCCAAACCTGAATGATAAAAACGTGCGTCGTTTGGCGCAGGACGTTGCCGGGCAGCTTAAGGCCATTTACGAAGAAGCGTGCGAGCGGTTGCTGGAAGAAAACGGCGGCGACAGTTCGGTGCTGTTCTTGGCGATCACTCAAGACCATCTGTATGGCGAAATTGCGGGTATGGCCCGCGCCTTTAACATCAACCCAATGCACTGGGCCAAATATCGCAAACGTCAGTTGGATGCCGTTTCAGCTATCGCCAGTTTATCCCGTCTGGTTAATCCTGATTGGTGGGTTCGCCAGTTAAAAGCGCAGCGCACTCGCTGGCGCGAAGCGTTGCTGATTGCGATTGGTGACGTTAACCGTGGCAAATCTCCCTACGCCAGCAAGCAGGCAATTCGCGAAGTGAAAGCGCGCCGCCAGTCTAATCTCGACTACCTGAAAAGCTGTGATATTGAGAACGTAGCAACCGGCGAGCGCTTTGCCTTAATCGACAAGGTGATGGCGAGCATTTCCAACCCTGAGATCCGCCGCATGGAACTCATGAGCACTATCGCCGGTATCGAAGGCTATGCAGCCGAGGCCGGTGATGTTGGCATGTTCATCACGATCACCACGCCTTCCAAATATCACCCGACCCGGACAGTGGGCAAAGATAAAGATAAGCGCGTGCAGTTCAACCGCGCGTGGGACAAAGAGACATATACGCCGAAAGACGGGCAGCAATACCTGTGCAAAGTCTGGAGCAAAATCCGCACCGCCTTCAAAGATGAAGGCTTGCAGGTTTACGGCATGCGAGTCGTTGAGCCTCACCACGACGCGACGCCACACTGGCACATGATGCTATTCACCAAGCCAGACCAGCGCCAGCAGGTTATCGACATCATGCGCAAACGCGCCATGAAAGAAGACGGCGACGAGCGCGGCGCGGCTAAGAACCGCTTTGACTGCAAGCATATGAATCGCGGCGGCGCTGCGGGTTATATCGCTAAGTACATTGCCAAAAACATTGACGGCTATGCACTGGACGGCGAGCGCGACCACGAAACCGGCGAGCTGCTCACCGACTCAGCCGCCGCCGTTACCGCATGGGCCGCTACGTGGCGCATTCCCCAATTTCACCCTATCGGTCTGCCGACAATGGGCGCTTATCGCGAATGCCGCAGTAAGGCGCTGAGATCCATTAGCCTGTCAGACTCTTTTGACGACGAAGTAGAAGCCGTGCGCGCCGCTGCTGACGCCGGTGATTTTGCTGCTTACCTCGCTGCGCAAGGCGGGGCCAATGTCGCCCGCAAAGACCAGACCGTGCGAGTAGCCCGCCGCGTTGCCGACGAGCTGAATTCCTATGACGAAGAAGTGCAAAAGGTCGTTGGCATTTTTGCGCCGCACCTCGGCGAAACCAAAGTTTTTGAAACCCGTACAACGCAATGGCGGATCGTGTCTTCTGCCGTTGACGTTAATTCTTTGACCTTAAAAAGCGGCTCTGCCGCGCCTCGGAGTCCTGTCAATAACTGTGGGTTGGTCGGAAGCTCTGCCGCGACAAATCGGCAGAAAAGCCAAGATAACCGGCCTGAATCACACACAGTGACCGCCGAAAACTATACGGCAACGGCGATTGACTGGAACGACACAGCCGCCGTGAGGGCGATTGTGGCGCGTATCCGTGAAGAAACCCCGCGGATAAACAAAGCGCAGCGGAGTTTTGACCCAACAAAAGGGCGAGAAATCGCACCGTCAGCCAGATTGACGCCAGCAGAACGGGCGAGATTGCCGGAAATTACGCGAGAGTTGACCAAGCACGGCATTAGCCCGGAACGCTGGGAGCTGGAAGCGCTAACGCGCGGCGCTCGCATTCGCTTCGGTGATGTAGAAATGCACTTTGCCGCCGTTGAGGATTGGGCTGAGTTTTATTAAATATATTCTTCCAATCAATATTTTAGGAATTAACTTACAGATTTATATAGAAATTATAAATGTAAGAAATTATACTACTGTAAATAAACACAGTATTATGAGGTTGTAATGGAGTATACGCAAAGGCTAACAGTGGCGATCATGAAGGTGCGTTTGATGGCTGATATTTCAAGTGATGCGCAATGCAAAGCTAATGAGTTTGGAATGGTTTTTGAGATAATTTCCGACCTTGCTAAACAGGCGCTGGATGAAATCGAGTTAGAAAAAACTGTGCATCACTGATTAAAAAAACTGAATTCTGCCCGTGCATGCATATGCTGCATGCATTTGAATGATCAAAAAGGATCTAAAAACCCCGTAAGGCCCGCGCTAGCTGGGCTTTGCGACGATCGAGGTAGTGCATTAAAAGCGATCGGTTAAGTCACAGCGGGCAGGCGGGTAACATTGCGCGCGGAGGTCAAAAAAGCAGGCCCAGCCGTGCGGCTGTGCGGGCCGTGGTGGCCCTCTCGCTTGCGAGGTGTGATTCCGGTGGGTGTTTGACGCGGTGCGCGTGGTGGGCGTCTGAGGGCGTTACAGGCGAGCGGTTGCCGAGGGGAATTTAGGTGGCTGGGTGAGCATTGGCCCGTTGCCGGGCCAGCTGGTTAATTGGTGCTTTCAGTCGTCAGTTCGTAAGGCTTGAAACGGATAACCTCCTCGCCTATCCAGTCATTCACCTCTTTCATTCTTTCCTGTAACGGCGTCAGCTCGTTCCTGACGAAAACCTGCGCCGCCTTCTGCACGTCACCAAAGCCCCCGGCATTATCTGGAATAATCCCCATCATCTGCGGCGGAACGCGGTGCGCGCTTAGCAAGTCGTCGCGCGTGGCCTTCTTGATGTTAAAGAAATCATCTTTCGTTGCCACTTCGCTAAGCGGAATAATTTGAATCCCGTCCTTTTTTCCGTTCGGCGCGTACATAAACAGATTGCGGAAATTCCCCAGCCCTTTCGTGTCGCGCATGGCTTTGCGCATCTGGTCGATATCGGTGCTGCTTTGGGCCGCGTCGGTCATGTACATGATATAGCCAGCATGCGCGCCGTTCTGGTAATACTTGCGGCGAAACAGCGTGGCAGATTCGTTAAGCCATGCCGAGTTAAGCGCGCTTAGGTATTCCGGCAGGCCGTATAATTCCTGATTGATATCTGGCTCAATCAAATGAAATACACTATTCGCTCTGAATTCATGGGCCTCTTTAAAATCCTGCACAAACCAATACTTGCCGCGCTCAACGCCGCGTCGTGTATATTTTGCGGGGCTACAAGCGAGGCGGGCAGCGTCGCCTAGTTGGTTCGTGATCTGTTCAAGATACGCGTTGCCAAAGGTAATAAAGTCCAGCGCAAAGCGGCTAAAGTCTTGCTGAGTGAGCAGCTTATGGGGGGTGAATGTTGATGCCAGAATATTACGCTTAACAAACATCGGTGAGCTGTGATGCACTGCTGCCCGGAAGCTGCGCGCCAGACCTTCAAAGCTGATCGGCGGTTCGTACCATCGGCCATTACCCACGCTCTCGATGTAATCCAGAATCTCGCGACGGTCTAAAACGGGCGTTGGCTCGCCAAAGCTAAACGCCTCTGCTCCGGCCTGCTGCGCTGGCGCTGCCGGTTGTGCCTGCTTGCGGAATTTGCGCTTAGACATTGCTCTCACCTTTCACGTTCGTTTGCTGCTGAGGCCATTGGCACATAAACATCATGTTGAAATCCTCGGCTGAGAATTCCCGTTTGATATCCTCCAGCCTGAGCAGGTTGTAATCCTTTTCAACCGAATTTTCGATTGTCTGGCTTTGACGCCAAACGCCATCGCTCCCCAAAAAACCGCCTTGCAATTGTGGAACGGTTAAAGCTGCTGCGTCTTTTTCGTAAGGCCCGCGCCACAGGTTAAACGCTTCAACTGTAGGGCTGACTGAGGTGTAAAAGGTACGGCGAAATTGGCGGTGCATTGAGATGGCGCGTGCCTTTTCGGTCAATTCATCGCAGTGATTTGTCCATGCAAATTCAGTGAAATAGACGTTGCCGAACTTGTTCGCAAGCGGAGTCTCATTCCCAACAAAATCAATGACAGCGGAGTTGCTGAAAACCAGCTTGCCAGTACCCACCTTTACCCCGACTGATTGCAGGTGAGCGGAGATATACGCGCTCGCAGCCGCAGCATATTTACCGTTTTCAGCCATAAAATATTGGTTTCGGCCCGTCTCTAAGGCATCAATCACAGCCTCAAGGGAAAACGTGAATTCCGCCCCCGCCTGTCGGTGTTTGGTGATCATCCGGGTGCGGTGGTAGCAACCGGCGTTAATCCAGTCGCGCTGAAAGCCAAACAGCATCTGATTGGCTCTGGCCTTCAGCGCATTAATTTGCTGTGGTGAAACGTGGATAGATTTCATTAATAAAACTCCAAAATGCTGCTGCTTTGCCCGCCGTTTGCTGCGGTGAGCGGTTCGTTTACCAGTGCGTGCATGGTCGCCCACGCCACGTCTGCGTGGCTGGCTTCTTCGCTGCGGCTGGCTTGGTAGGTGGCTTTTGAACCGCTGGCGGTCATGGTTTTGCGAATTGCCATAAAGCTGGCGGTTATGTCAGTGAAACTGGTGTCGTACTCCAGTCGGCCCGATGAAATGACGTTTTTCGCTTTGAGTACCATTTCGGTTTTAACCTCTGGCGAATACTGGAATTCCCGAACGGCTGGGAAGAAGTTGCGCACCAACTGAAAAACCCCCATCCCTAGCCCGGTGGCATCAATGCCGATGTACTCAACGACATATTTTTTCGTTAGGTCTTCAATGCTTTCGGCCTGCTTGGCAAAGTCCATACCTTTCCATTGGTGCCGCTCAAGAATGCGGAACTTGCCGCCCGGAACGGCTGGCGGTGCCAGCACCACGCAACCGGCGCTGTCTCCGGTGTGCGACGGGTCATACCCAATCCAGACGGGGCGATAACCAAACGGACGATTAATATATGGGTCGAAATCCTCCCACTCGTCGAGACTGTCAACCATGCAGCCTTGCAGCTCGGCAAACGGGAAAACGGACGCCTGATCGTCAACAAATTCGCACATCAGCAAGTTGTCGTATTCTGCCGGGCTGTATTCCAGTGAAAGCTGTTCAAGGTCGAAAAGATTACAGCCGCCGCTGAGTGCGTCCTCAATCGTGACAATCTGCCGCCACTGACCATCGCCACACAGCGCGCCTTTCGCCAAATGGCTGTGAGACAGGTCGAGTTCGATACGGTCAGATTTGCTCTTTCGCCCCTTGTTAAACAGCTCGCCAGACCAGAACGGATAGGCGCTGTGTGCCAAACTCGACGGCGTGGAAAAATAGGTGCTGCGCCACTTTTTGTGCAGGGCCATGCCGGACGCGACCTTTCGCAACTCCTGAAACTTCGGTATCCAAAAATATTCGTCTAAGTACAGGTTGCCGGTGTAGCTCTGCGCGGTGCGCACGTTGGTGCCTAAGAAAATCAGGCGCGCGCCGTTGGGCAGGACAATCGGATCGCCTTTGAGGTCAACGTCCACCTTTCGGGCAAAGTCGATAATGTAATTTTTGAAGACGTGCGCCTGCGCCTTACTGGCTGACAGGAAAATTTGGTTTCGGCCCGTCGTCAGGGCGTCTATTAGCGCCTCGCGGGCAAAATAGAACGTCGCGCCAATCTGGCGGGATTTGAGAATGTTGCGGATTCGGTGCTGCAAACCGGCACGGTGCCAGCCGCGCTGATATTCAAAGGATTCGGCGAGGAAAATGTCACTCAATTTGCCTATCGCTTCATCGCTGAAAATGTTCTTTTCAGGCGCTTTGCGATCCCCTTTGTTCCGGCTGGCAATGTTCGGATTTAAATCCACCTCGTTACCGCCAGCGTTATAGCGGTTCACGCGCGCAAGGCGCTCCATCATTCGGCCTAAAGCGTCGATTTCTTTATAGTCGCTGTTCCCCTTCACATCCTTCATGACGAGCTGAATGAGCCGCGCTTCCATGCTGGATTCGACGCGAGAAATGGGCGCGGCATCCTCCCACTTATCGCGCAGTTTCCAGCTCTGCACGGTCGGCGTTTTCTGTTTCAGCATTTCCGCAATCTGACGGACAGAAAAACCCTGCCAGTAAAGCAGTGCCGCCTGTCGCCGTGGGTCGCTGAGTATGGTGGTGTCTGTAGTGATCATGACCGCCACGTTACCGACTAGCCTGCCATTCTTCGCGCTGTCCACGTTGTGCTATCGAACATCAACCCGCACCAGCTGGCGACTTGTCGCGACTGACTGGAAACTGGCCCTGTCAGAAATACTCAACGACTGGAGTCAGTAACATGGCAAAGAAAGTATCTAAGTGGTTCCGCATTGGTGTCGAAGGCGATACCTGTGACGGCCGCAAAATTGATGACAATGACATTAAGGAAATGGCGCAGTCATACAGCGCCAAAGCCTATGGCGCACGCATCAATCTGGAACACATTAAGGGGATTTTGCCGACTAGCGATTTTCGTCGCTATGGCGATGTGATCGAGCTTAAGGCCGAGCAAATTAACGAACCTGATGAACCGTTACTGCATGGTAAATGGGCGCTGTTCGCGAAAATCGTACCAACCGAAGACCTAACCCTTATGGTCGGCAAAGGCCAAAAGGTTTACACCTCCATGGAAATTGAGCCGAACTTTGCCCAATCAGGCAAAGCCTACTTGGTGGGTCTGGCTGTTACCGATGACCCCGCGAGCCTCGGGACGGAAATGCTGGAATTTAGCCGCAAGGCGCAAAAAAACCCGTTAGCGGCGCGTAAATCCAACCCTGAAAACCTGTTCTCTGTGGCAACCGAAGTGCTGCTGGAATTCGAAGACGTTACCGAAGCTGGCCCTACCTTCTATTCCCGCGTCAAACAGCTGCTTTCCCGCAAGCAAGATTCTGACGACGCACGTTTTAAAGATGTGCATGAGGCAGTCGAAGCCGTTGTTGAGCAGATTCAGGTCAACCAGACCGAGCAGGAAACCAAATTTTCCAAAATTGAATCTGCGCTTTCTCAGCGTCTTGAGGCTTTAGAAACGTCAACGGCGAAAGGCGCTGAGGATTTCAATTCGCTTAAGCAGCGTTTGGAAAATACCCAGCCGGAGAATTTCAGCCAGCGCCCACTGGCGAACGGCGGCGGCAGTAATTCCGAAGAAACAGTAACCGACTGCTAAGAGCCGTCATTTCGAGGCGTGCCCGGCGCGCCTTAAGAATCATGATCCCTTGTAATAGGAAAAGTAATGCGTAAAACAACCCGCTTTAAATTCAATGCGTTCATGACGCAGCTCGCAAAACTCAACGGCATTGAGTCCGACGAGCTGAATAAAAAATTTAGCGTTGAGCCGTCCGTCACGCAGCGCCTAATGACGCGCGTTCAAGAGTCCTCTGAGTTCCTCAAGCGTATTAACATCATCCCCGTTGATGAAATGAAGGGTGAGAAAATCGGCGTAGGTGTTTCCAGCACTATCGCCAGCACCACCAACACCAGCGGCGGCGACCAGCGCGAAACCGCAGATTTCACCGCGTTAGACGCTGAGGGCTATTTCTGCCAGCAGACTAACTATGATTTCCACTGGCCTTACAACAAGCTCGACCTGTGGGCGCGCTACAACGATTTCCAGACGAAACTACGTGACGCCATTATTCAGCGTCAGGCGCTTGACCGCATCCTGATCGGCTTTAACGGCGTAATGCGCGCACCAACTTCAAACCGCATTAAGTACCCGCTGTTGCAGGACGTGGGAGAAGGCTGGATGCAGAAATATCGCCGCAACGCGTCTAAGCGCGTGCTGGGTAGCAAGCTGAATGACGACGGCACCCTGACCCCGATGCCGGTGAAAATTGGTAAAGGTGGCGTATATGCCAACCTCGACGCCGCCGTGATGGATGTGGTGAATAACCTGATTGATCCGGTGTATCAGGACGATACGGGGCTGGTTGTTATCTGCGGTCGCCAGCTGCTGGCTGACAAATATTTCCCGCTGGTCAATCAGACGCAGCCAAATACCGAAGCCATGGCGGCGGATTTGATTATCAGCCAGAAGCGCATCGGCAATTTGCCAGCGGTACGCGTGCCGGGCTTCCCTGCTAACGCCTTCTTTGTCACTCGCCTAGATAACCTGTCGATCTACTGGCAGGACGAGACGCACCGCCGTCACATCGAAGAAAACCCGAAACGCGACCGCGTGGAAAACTACGAGTCAATCAACGACGACTACGTGGTTGAAGATTACGGCTGCGGCTGCATCGTGGAAAACATTGAAATGCTTGCCGCTCATGAGCCTGAAGTTGCCTCAATGTCTGCCGCAGCGGCTGACTACAGCGGCCTTGCTGCTGCCATCGTGGAAGCGGTGAAGGCGGTTAACGGTAAAGGCGAAGATAAGGCCGAAGACAAGCCGGAAAGCCAAGACGACACCCAAGACGGCAAACAGGAGTAAGTCATGATCAGCCCTGCCCGTAGTCACTTTTTGCGGCAGTCAGCTATCGAAGCCGCGCAGCAGGATAACGGCCTGCTGCGCCACGCGACGGGCTACGAACTGCAACTAAGAAAGCTCAATGAAGATAAGGCCCGGCTAAAACAGGTTAAGTCGAACGAAACGAAAGCCGAGCTGAAAGCCGACATGCTGCCAGCCTATGCGCCTTGGGTTGAAGGCGTTCTCGCCGAAGGCAAAGGCGCGCAGGACGCGATTTTAATGACCGTCATGGTCTGGCGTCTGGACGCCGGAGACTTGTCCGGCGCGCTGGATATCGCGGAATACGCCCTTAAGCATAAGCTCGCCACGCCTGATGATTTCACCCGACCAACCGGCTACCTGTTGGTGGAAGAAATCGCCGTGCTCGCGCTGCGCGATATTGCGGCAGGCGAAACGGTGGAGATTGAGCCGCTACTTAGAACGCTTGAGCTGACGGACGGTGAAGACATGCCAGACCTTGTGCGCGCCAAATTGCACAAAGTGATCGGCACGGTTTACCGCTCGCTGGGCAGGGCTGGCCTTGCGCTGCAACACATGAAACGCGCCTTGCAGTTGGACGAAAACAGCGGCGTTAAAAAATCCATTGAGCAGCTGGAACGCGAAATCAAAAAGGCTTCCAGCCGCTAACAGAATGCGCCCCGCGCAGGGCGGCACGCCAGCCGCGACAGGTCATTGGCCTCGTTAACGCTGGCGTCCACCGCCCCCTATTTAGAGGTTTTTATGTCACTCGTTATTAGTGAGCCAAACCCACCGGCTGCGGCGGAACCCGCGATCAGCAATTCGTTTTTCTGGCCTGAAATTAGCCCTGCCGAACTGCGCGACACGTTGCGACTTGAAGGCACTGTTACCCCGAAGCGCCTGCGCTCGCAGGTGGTGCGCGCCATGACCGAAGTTAACGCCGAGTTGTTTGACTACCGCACGGCACAAATGGCCTGCGGCTATAAAACACTGGCTGACGTACCCGCCGACCAGATTGACGGCGAGAGCGTGAAGCTCAGCGCCTACGTTAACGCGGTGGCCTCAATGGCGGCGGCGTATCTGGCGGAGCGTTACCCCGGCAACGACACCACGGACAAGGGCAGTCAGAAAGCCCAAATCGTAGAGCGCACCGTAGACGAACTGTGGCGCGATGCGCGTAACGCTATTCATGACGTGGCGGGCGTGCAGCATTCCATCATCGGGCTTATCTGATGCGGGTTTATGCCCAGCAGGGCGACACCGTTGACGCGCTTTGCTGGCGTCACTACGGGCGAACCGCCTCGGTTGTTGAGCAGGTTTACGCGGCTAACGTTGGGTTGGCCGATTTAGGGGCAGAACTGCCCCACGGTTACGCGGTTGAGCTTCCCGATTTGGCGCAGGCCACGGTCAGCGAGTCCGTTTCATTGTGGGATTAAACCAATGGAGAAAGTCACAACGTTTATCTGCTACTGCATTGCCGTATTTATGGCGTGGCTCGGCGGGCTGTCACCGCAGGATATCGCCTTTTTGGTCGGTGCCGTCATGGGGGTAGCGACGTTCTTTGTGAATTGGTACTACCGCCGAAAAACTTACCGGCTGCTGCAAAGCATGGGATTCGATAGGGGGGTAAATGACGCCATCAATCGTTAAACGCTGCATTGTCGGGGTGATCCTCGGCCTCGTTACGCTGCTGCCGGACACTGCCGGGCTTCGCACCACGCCCGAAGGAATGGCGCTGATTGCAGACTTTGAGGGGTGTCGCCTGTCGGCATACAAATGCACCGGCGACGTTTGGACAAACGGCATAGGCCACACGCTAGGCGTGAAAGGTGGTACGACAATCACGGAAAAGCAGGTAGCAATAAATTTTGTTGCTGACGTGCAGAACGTTGAGCGCGGTCTGGCGCGATGCCTTCCGGCTACGATGCCGCAGCCGGTTTATGACGCCGTGGTGTCATTCGCGTTCAACGTCGGCGTAAGGGCCGCGTGTACGTCAACGCTGGCGTTTTTCCTCAACAAAGGCGAATGGCGTCAAGCCTGTTTGCAGCTGCCCCGCTGGGTGTTCGTCAACGGCGTGCGCAGTGCCGGGCTAGAGCGTCGCCGACTTAATGAAATGGCTTACTGCCTGAAAGGTACTTGATATGCGCTATCTGATTGGCCTTGTGATCACCGTACTTGTCGTCTTTGCGCTGGGTCAGGCCGGACACATTAAAAAGCTTAAGCGGGAAGCCGTTTGGAATCAGCGAATTATCGAAACGCTATCCGCTGGCATCGAAAGCCGCGACCGGGCGATCACCCGTTTGCAGGCAGAAGGCGACGAGCGCGACCAGCAAGGCCGCGCACTGCGGGAATCCCTCGGCGCTGCCAACCAGCAGGCGCGGGATCGGGAATATGAAATTCAAGGACTACTTAATGAAAATCAAACACTGCGCGAGTGGTTTGCTACTGCTCTGCCTTCTGACGTTATCCGGCTGCAAGAACGCCCGGCCTTTGCCACCCCCGGAGATTATTTACATTGGCTGTCCAGCCGTAAGCAGTTGCCCGATCCCGGCAAGCCACCCAAAAAATAACGGCGACCTAAGCGCCGATGTCAGAAATCTGGAGGCCGCACTGGTGGCCTGTGGCCTCCAGATTGAAACGGTTAAACAGTGTCAGGAGAATCACCGTGCTAAAACCTTTGCAGCTTCGGGACTACTTAACGGCCCGCGTGCCGGTGCTCAAAAAAAGCCCTGAGCAACTTCGCGTATTTATCGATAACGCCCGGATTGTTTCCACGCTCGCCAGCTCGCTGTCGTTTGAATATCAGTACCAGCTCAACCTGTTGATAACCGACTTCACGCAGGACGCCGACTTGCTGATCGTGCCGATGCTGGCATGGCTGCGGGAAAACCAGCCGGACATTATGGCGACCGCCGAAAAGCAGCAGGCGGGATTCACTTTCCGCGCTGACATGAATAACGATAACAGTTTCGATATCAGCATTAATTTGCAGCTGACCGAGCGGGTTATCGTTAAGCAGCTGGACGGCGGCTTGCACGTCAATCACCTGCCTGAGCCACCGTTACCGGTGGATGTGGAAAAGCCGCGTGAAATGTACCTGCACGGCGAGCTGGTGAGCCAGTGGAATGAGTGAGTTAACGGCGTTCGACAGCAGGCTGGCGGCGCTGATTGCGGCCCTTTCACCGCAAAGCCGTAAGGCCATGGCGGCAACCATTGCGAAGCGCGTGCGCAAGAATCAGCAGGAGCGGATAAAGCGGCAGGTGGGGCCGGACGGCAAGCCTTATGTGCCGAGGCGTTCCCAGCCATTGCGCAAGAAAAAGGGCCGCATTAAGCGGGAAATGTTCAGCAAGCTGCGCACCAATAAATTTCTAAAAGCGGTCGGCACCGGTAATGACGCGGTGGTCGAGTTCACCGGGCAGGTGCAGCGCATGGCACAGGTTCACCATTACGGGCTGCGCGACAGGCCATCACTGAAAGCCGAGCCGGTAAAATATGAGGCCCGTCCTTTGCTGGGGCTGGATGCTGAGGATTTAAAAATTGTTGAAGAGGAAATGTTGAATATGCTGGCAGAATAGTCCGCAGGCTAATGCATCTAAATAAGCGCCCTTGGGCGCTCTGTTTAATTATAAATTCTGATACAAATCCCAGCGATTTCCATAGAGGTCCACAAAGACCACCACAGTGCCATATTCTTCCTCGCGAGGTTCTTCACAAAAATTGACGCCCGCAGCTTTCATTGCTGTGTAGTCACGCCAAAAATTGTCTGTCTGTAGAAAAAGAAACACCCTTCCCCCACACTGATTGCCGATAAACCCTTCTTGTCTTTCGTTTGAGGCTTTTGCCAGCAAAAGATTGCAGTCACTTTCTGGATTGGGTGTCACTACAACCCAACGCTTTCCCGGCTGTGGTGTGTCTTCAATAAGAGTAAATCCGAGCATATTTGTGTAGTAGTCGATTGCCCGATCGTAATCGTCAACAACGATAGCCACATATCCCATACATCTTTTCTTTGATCTCAAAAGAAGCCCCTTTTGGTAATATTAACCTGTTAAACATCCCTATTTATCATAGCCTACCGTTGTGTCTTTGATAGACAACCCGCCCCAAATTGTATGCCGCCTGACAGGGCGGCATTCTTTTATGCATGAATACTTCCCCGGATTTACATGACGCTATGCGCCTGCTGCGCAATCTGATCCGCATTGGCACCGTTGCCGAGGTGGATTTAGCCGCAGGGCTGTGCCGCGTCGATACCGCAGGCAACACGACCAATTGGTTACATTGGCTGGCCTCGCGCGCCGGGCGTTCACGTTCTTGGTGGGCGCCGTCCATTGGCGAGCAGGTTTTGATTTTGTCTCTTGGCGGCGAGCTGGATGCCGGTTTTGTTATGCCGGGCATTTACTCCGACGACTTCCCCGCGCCGTCTGCCTCGGCTGACGCTGTGCATATCACTTTCCCTGATGGCGCAGTGATCGAGTACGAACCGGAAACCGGCGCGCTGCTGGCAACCGGTATCAAATCGGCAACCGTCAACGCTGCGGAAAAAGTGGCGGTAACGTCCCCTCTGGTCAGCGTCGTCGCGGAAACCAGCATCACGCTCGACACGCCGGAGGTGGTTTGTACCAACAAGCTCACCACTGGGTCTATTGAGGTGAAGCAAGGCGGAACCATGACCGGAAACATCAAGCACTCAGGCGGTGGCATCACGTCAAACGGCATCGTGCTGCATACCCATAAACACGGCGGCGTCCAGACGGGCGGCGGCACTACCGGCGCACCTTCATAACTCAAAAAGGGCTTTAGCAATGAATCTTAAATTATTCGTGACCGTTTTTTCTGCATCTACCGCTGGCGTCATGCTTGCGCAGGGTGTGCGCGGGTGGTGGCTGGTTGCCGCCGTTGGCCTTTACTGCCTGTACACAAATGACAAACGCTAAATACATTGGCATGAGCCGTGGAACGGGGCGCAGCGTCGAAGACCTTGCGCACATTCAGCAATCTATCGCTGACATTCTCATAACGCCCGTTGGCAGTCGCGTCATGCGCCGGGATTACGGCTCGCTGCTTTCTGAGCTGGTTGACCGCCCGCAAAACCCCGCGCTGCGACTGCAAATCATGGCGGCATGCTATGGCGCAATTCTCAAATGGGAACCGCGCGTGAAGCTGACGGGCATCACTTTCAATACGACGGTTGACGGAAAAATGGTGGTTGATATCACCGGCACCCGCAGCGACACGTCGGATAATATTTCTATAACCATTCCATTGAGCTAACACATGGCAACCATTGACCTGAGCCAGCTGCCCGCGCCGCGCGTGGTGGAAGAATTGGACTATGAAACCCTGCTCACCGAGCGCAAAGCGACGCTGATTTCACTCTATCCACCTGAGCAGCAGGCGGCGATTGCCCGCACGCTGACGCTTGAGTCAGAGCCTATCGTCAAGCTGTTGCAGGAAAACGCCTACCGCGAAGTGATCCTGCGCCAGCGCGTCAACGAGGCCGCGCAGGCGGTGATGCTGGCCTATTCGACCGGTTCAGACCTCGACAACATTGCCGCGCGCTATGACGTCCAGCGCCTAATTGTGCGCCCGGCTGACACAACGGCAATCCCGCCCGTTTTGGCAGAGCTGGAAACCGACGCTGATTTTCGTATCCGCGTACAGCAGGCATTTGAGGGGGTGAGCGTTGCCGGGCCGGTGGGCGCGTATGAGTTTCACGGGCGCTCGGCTGACGGGCGCGTGGCGGATATTTCAGTGATAAGCCCCTCGCCTGCCTGCGTCACCGTGTCGGTACTGGCGCAGGCCGGTAATGGCTCGGCCCCTGCGGATTTGCTGGCGGTGGTACAGGCCGCGCTCAACGACGAGAACGTGCGCCCGGTTGCCGACCGCGTCACCGTGCAGTCAGCAAAAATCGTTAACTATGAGATTCAGGCCAAGCTGTACCTGTTCCCCGGCCCCGAGGCCGAACCGATTAAACAGGCGGCTGAGGCCAAGCTGAAAAAGTACGTTAGCGCACAGCACCGGCTGGGCCGCGACATTCGCTTATCCGCCATTTATGCCGCGCTTCACGTCGAAGGCGTCCAGCGCGTCGAGCTGGCAAAGCCTGCCGCCGATCTGGAGCTGGATAAAACGCAGGCGTCATATTGCACCGCCTACGCGCTGACTATCGGGGGCTACGATGAGTAGCCGCCTGCTGCCTGTCGGCTCGTCGCCGCTGGAAGTTGCCGCCGCCGAAGCCTGCGCCAAGCTGGAAAAAGTGCCGCTGCCGTTGCGCGAACTGTGGGAGCCGATGGCCTGCCCGTTGGAGTTTCTTCCCTATCTGGCGTGGGCGCTGTCGGTTGATCGCTGGGATGAAAGCTGGCCCGAGTCCACCAAGCGGCGCGTGATCCAGTCCTCATGGTTTATTCACCGGCACAAGGGAACCATTGGCGCGATTCGCCGCGTCGTCGAGCCATTGGGCTATCTGATTAACGTGACCGAGTGGTGGGAAACCAACGACGCGCCCGGCACGTTTCGCCTTGATATTGGCGTGTTGGAAACCGGCATCACCGAGGAAATGTATTTAGAAATGGAGCGGCTGATTGCCGACGCCAAGCCCGCCAGCCGCCATCTGATTGGGCTGACCATTACGCAAGATATCACCGGCGAGGTGTATCTGGCGGCGGTGTCCTCTGACGCCGAAATTTTAACTGTTTATCCGGGGTAATAATCCATGGCTACGTTTAAATCTGTCGTGACAAAGCTCGGGCAGGCAAGCATTGCCGCCGCTATCCAGTCCGGCAAAGATATCAATATTATTGAAATGGCGGTCGGCGACGGCGGCGGCAAGGCCGTGCAGCCGGTTGCCACGCAAACCAAGCTGGTTAAAGAGGTTTACCGCACCAAGCTCAATTCGTTAAAGCTCGACGCTAAAAATGCTAACTGGGTGGTTGCTGAGGCAATTATCAGCGCCAGCGTCGGCGGCTTCTGGATGCGTGAAATGGGGCTGTACGCCGACGACGGCGTGCTGATTGCCGTGTGCAATATGGCGGATACCTATAAGCCAACGCTCGCCGAGGGGTCAGGCCGCACGCAAACCCTGCGCATGGTTATCACCGTGACCGATACCAGCGCGGTGAGTCTGACCATTGACGACTCGCTCGTCATGGCTACCGAAGAGTTTGTTAACGACAAGATTGCCGCGCATGAAAAAACCCGCAATCACCCTGACGCAACGCTGACGGCAAAGGGACTTGTCCAACTGAGCAGCGCGACCAATAGCACCAGTGAGGCAGTTGCAGCCACGCCGAAAGCCGTCAAGGCGGCAAACGACAATGCCAACGGGCGCTTGCCAAGCGGCGGAACGGCTGTCGCTGCAAGTAAGCTCGCCGCCGCGCGAAAGATTGCCGGCAATGCCTTTGACGGAACAAAGGACATTGAAATCAAGGCCGAAGACGTGGGCGCGTGGTCAGCTGATACCAGCGAGAAAAACGCCAAGGCGCTGAGGGATGAAATCGCCACCGCTTTTAAAATCAGACCGCCATTAACCGCAGCCGACAGCCTTAACACGCTGAGGGGCTTGGAAATGTACGGGCATTACGGCGCGCCGGGTATTGCGGCGGCGACCAAGGCGAAGGGGTACCCGATTGACGGTTTTGTCGGGTCAATTCTCGTCATGCTGGGTGCTAACAGCACGCAGCAAGTGGCCTTTGCCAGCACCGGCAGGCAGTGGACGCGATATATCTCAGGCGCATGGAATGGGATTGATGGGCCTTGGTCTGACTGGACAGAAACCTACAGCGAGAAAAACAAGCCTACGGCTGCTGATGTATCCGCGCTGCCGGTGATTAGTGCGGTTTTAGGTGCAACCAATATCAATACGCTGAATCTCGCAAAGATTGGTATCTATGTGCAAAGCGCCGGGGGGAATGCCAGCGTCGCCAACGGATACCCGTCCGGTGCGCAGGCGGCGGGCGTGTTGGAGGTCATTCCCGCCTCTTGGACGGGCGGCGTGTTGCAGCGTTACACCGTGCAAAATACCGGCGTCGTCTGGACGCGCGCCCTTAATGCGGCATGGAATGGAGTGGACGGGCCGTGGCGTGACTGGGTGCAATCCAGTGCTGCGGGGTCGATTTCTATGGATGCTGTCGCGCTGACGGCTACCACGGATTTAAACACGCTCGGCGTGGGGATCTATTTCCAAAGCCGTGATGCAAATGCCACGCTTGCCATGAATTATCCCGCCACCCACTCGGGAACGCTGCTTGTCACGCCGTCAGCCTATGGCGTGCAGCAGGAATACACGACATATAAGGGGACGAAGTTCCTGCGCGGCGCGGTGAATGCTGCCGGTCAATGGGGTGCTTGGATACCGGTTTATACCGGCGCAAATCCGCCACCGTACCCTGTCACTAAGGTCAACAACAAGACAGGGGATGTGACACTGGGCGCTGCTGACGTCGGTGCCGTGCAGCAAGGCGGCGGCGTTGGAATGAAAAGCAATAATGTGGTGCATATTGGGTGGAGCGATGGCAACAAGATATTAGCTCAGGTTGATAACACGGCCTTTGGCGCGCTTTATTGTGAGGCCAATAAACCCACTCCGGCGGATGTGGGAGCGCTGGCGGTCACTGGTGGTGATGTTGAGTACATCAATGGCGCTCGCCATTTTGCGAGTAAGTCCGGCTCTTGGGAGGGAGCCGGTGCGTATGCATCTCAATACGATAATGGGTCGGCCCCGTTCATGGTGCCTTTTGGGTACAAAGCGCCAAAAGGGATTAGCCAATATCACCCCATCGTTAAAGGCATCCTTCAAACCTTAGATTATGGTTATGCGGCAGCTATTAGCTTTGGTGGGGTGACATCGGGGAATTCCAACTTTCCCATTGCGGTGATTAACGTTAATACGGACGGCAAAACTTCGGTTTCTTGGTCATTCGATCCGGCAAACGGCTCTTTTTATAGTCCGGGCGATGTTGTTGCGGGGAAAAATATTTCAGCGGCGGGCAGTATTCGCGCGGAGGGCGGCATTACTTCGCCTAATGACATTTACACAGACCGAAATATTCATAACAAAGGAATTATTCAGGCGGGTTCTGGCGTTTACGACACCCCCGGCGTGCGTGTTTACAGTCCTAACTATCGCCCGCCGCCCGCTGAAATTGGTGCAGTGGCGGCGGACACCTGTAGTTTTGCCGGGTTTGCTGCCGGTAGTCCTCTATCGCCCTATATGCGGAACTCAAACAATAACGAGCTTGTAGCTCTTGCTCGCTATGACTGGGTTAACGTCCGGGTACAAGAGGTTTTGCAATGGGTATCTGAAAGGTTTGTTGCCGATGTAAAAATTGGGCCGCGCGTAGTGTTCTGGAGCAGTGTCGCCGGGTGGAGTGATGCGTGGGATAACCTTATTCCAGCCGGTGCAGTGAATATTTCTTCTCAGACATACAACGATAACCGCGTTAACCGCGTGGTCTATGCCTATGTCATGAAGCTTATTAACGGTAATTGGTACAACGTGGGGGGATCATAAAATGAAATTGCTGGGAAAATTTGAAAGTTACACGCCGAAAAATCCGCCCCTGCCAACGGCAAATTATTTAAAAAATGGTGAGGGCATCGACTGGTACAGCATTTCTCATGATGCGGAACGGGTAAGTAAGAATATCTATTTACTTGTTGACGATGGGGGCAATGTTTCTTGTGCCACCGACAGGGGCGAAATGCTTTTCCCTAGCGGATTGAACGTGTATGAAATGCCCAAAGAAGACGCGCCAGCCGGGCTAGTAGACAAGTTTGACTGGGTGCTAAAAGAGGGGGAATTAATCGCCCCGGATACGCTGGTTATGGATGCCATGGCTAAAAAGGGCGCGCTCATTGCCACGACTGAAAAAGCCATTGAGCAGCTTTCCCGCGCGGTCAGACTGAAGATGGCGACGGACACCGAAAAAAGCCAGCTCGAAAACTGGGAGAAGTACAGCGTTCTGCTCAGTCGCATTGACGTTTCCGCCGCGCCAGATATCGAATGGCCCGAAGCGCCACGCCAAGCGTAATAGATAAAAGCCGCCCACGCCGGGCGGTTTTTTGTATCGAGCACAGTCAGGTCTGGCTGTGCTGGCCATAAAGCTAATTACCTGCAGTACAGTCATTTTTGTCTATGTCTGCCGGTCACGTTGTGCCATTCCCCCCACACCGCCCCCGCCGTGCCTGTCCTCTTACAACGCGCGATGATTGACGCCTCACCAATCACCGAGAGTAAAAACATGGCTGATTATCATCACGGCGTGCGCGTTATCGAAGTCAACGACGGCACCCGCATCATTTCAACCGTTTCAACGGCAGTCATCGGCATGGTCTGTACTGCCGAAGACGCCGATCCGAAAGTCTTTCCGTTAGATACCCCCGTTTTGGTCACTAACGTTCTGGCAGCAGCAGGCAAGGCCGGTAAAAAGGGGACGCTTTACGCTTCCCTGATGGCTATCGCCGGGCAGGCTAAGCCCGTTGTGGTTGTGGTGCGCGTCAAAGAGGGGGAAGACGAAGCCGCGACAACGACCAATATTATCGGAGGCACCGATACAACCGGCATGTATACCGGCATGAAAGCGCTGTTAGGCGCGCAGGCCGAGCTTGGCGTCAAGCCGCGCATTCTCGGCGTGCCGGGGCTGGATAATAAAGAGGTTGCCGCCGCCCTTGCGTCAGTTTGCCAGCAGCTGCGCGCCTTCGGTTATATCAGTGCCTACGGCTGTAAAACCGTGCCGGATGCAATCAAGTACCGCGACAATTTCAGCCAGCGCGAGCTGATGCTTATCTGGCCTGATTTTGTGGCATGGAACACGACGACCAGCACCAGCGACAAAGCCGCCGCCACTGCCTATGCGCTCGGCCTGCGCGCCAAAATCGACAGCGAAACCGGCTGGCATAAAACTCTGTCAAACGTCGGCGTTAATGGCGTCACCGGCCTGTCAGCGAGCGTGTACTGGGATTTGCAAACCCCCGGCACTGACGCAGATTTGCTTAACCAAGCAGGCGTAACAACCCTTGTTCGCAAAAACGGCTTTAAGTTTTGGGGTAATCGCTCTTGCTCTGATGATCCGCTGTTTGTCTTTGAGAACTACACCCGCACCGCGCAGGTTCTGGCTGACACCATGGCAGAAGCGCACCTGTGGGCGATGGATAAGCCCCTTACCCCAACCCTTATTCGCGACATGATTGACGGCATCAACGCCAAGCTGCGCGAAATGAAAACGGCGGGCTACATCATTGACGGCAAATGCTGGTACGACGATGAAGCCAACACCGTTGAAACCCTCAAGGCCGGGAAGTTGTTCATTGATTACGACTACACCCCGGTTCCGCCGCTGGAAGATTTAACCCTGCGCCAGCGCATCACTGACAAATATCTGGCGACGTTTGGCGCTGCGATTAACGGCTAAGGAATCACTATGGCTCTGCCTAAAAAACTGAAATACCTGAATCTGTTCAATGACGGCAATAGCTATCTCGGCGTGGTGTCTTCGCTGACCCTGCCGAAGCTGACCCGCAAGCTTGAGAACTATCGCGGCGGCGGCATGAATGGCGCGGCGTCCATTGATTTCGGTCTGGACGACGACGCGCTGGCGCTTGAGTGGTCAATGGGCGGGCTGGATGAATTGGTGCTGCAACAGTGGGGCAGCACGTCGGACGTTCCCCTGCGTTTCTCCGGCTCATTCCAGCGCGACGACACTGGCGAAGTCTCAGCGGTCGAAGTGCAAATGCGCGGGCGTCACAAAGAGTTTGATTTCGGCGAGTACAAGCAAGGCGAAGACACCGAAACCAAAGTCACGACGCAGTGCACCTATTTCAAACTGACCATCGACGGGCGCGAGCTGATCGAGGTCGATACCGTCAACATGGTCGAAATCGTCAGCGGCGTTGACCGCCTCGCGGAACACCGCAAGGCCATTGGCCTGTAATTTCCTGCCAGCGCCACAGCCGGTGCTGGCCCCTTTTTTGTATTGAATGAATGAGAGCTAAACCATGGAAAACGTCATTGAAGTATCAACCCAAAACGAAAACGTTGTAACGCTGGAAGCGCCAATTAAACGCGGCGAAACGAGCATTTCAACGGTTGAAATTATTAAGCCGAACGCGGGCCACCTGCGCGGCGTGGGGCTGGCGGCGCTGGCAAATGCCGATGTAGATGCCCTGATCGTTATTTTGCCCCGCATCACCCTGCCAGCGCTGACTAAGCACGAGTGTCAGGCGCTTAACCTGCCGGATTTAATTGCACTGGCTGGCAAGGTGATTGGTTTTTTATCGACGAACTCGGAAGCGTAAGCCTTCCGTCAGGGCTTGAGGTTGACGACCTAATGGCGGACATTGCCGCCATTTTCCACTGGCAACCGTCAGAAATGTTTAGCATGACGCTCGGCGAGTTGATCCGCTGGCGTCATCACGCCATCAAGCGGAGCGACGCAGAAAGTGAGTAATTTAAAATTACAGGTTTTGCTCAACGCCGTAGACCGCGCCACAAAGCCGCTTCAATCCATCCAAAAAGCCAGTAAAACCCTGTCCGGGGATATTCGCAAAACGCAGGCCGACTTAAAGCTGCTCAATGACCAGTCGGGCAAGGTTGATGGCTTTAAAAAAAGCAGCGCGCAGCTCGCTATCACCAGTCAAAAGCTCAAGGCGGCAAAAGAAGAAGCCGCCCGGCTGGCGATTGAGTTTAAGAACACCGCCAACCCCACCGCGAAGCAAACGCGCCTGATGGAAGCGGCGAAGCGTGCAGCCAATGACTTACAGCTTAAGCAGAATGGTTTGCGCGTATCCGTGCAGCGCCAACGCACAGAGCTAGAATCATCGGGCATTTCCACACGCAAGCTAGCCGCTGAGCAGCGCCGCCTTAAAACCGCAGCGCAGGAGGCAAACGCCACGCTAGACCGTCAGCGCCAATCCCTGCAAACCCTGAGTAAGCGACAGGAGCAGCAGGCCAACAGCAAGCGCCGGTTTGATAAAACGCAGCAGGTCGGCGACAGGGTTAGAAACAACGGCGCAGTCGCGCTGGGCGTAGGCTCGGCGGCGCTGTATGCGGAAAGCCGTTTGATCCTGCCGGGCCTTGGTTTTGATAAAGAAATGTCTGATACACGTGCAGTGCTAGGACTTGGAAAAGAAGATCCAAAGATGGCAGCGATTCGCAAACAAGCGCGTGATATCGGTGCCACTACTGCATTTTCGCCAACAGACGTAGCTAGAACTCAGGGGGTGCTCGCTAAATCTGGCTATGGTGCCGACGATATTCTGAATTCAACCGAATCGACCGTGAATCTATCACTTGCCTCCGGCGTAGATATTGCTGAATCAGCGGATATTGTGAGCAACATGCAGTCGGCATTTGATATCCCAACGCAGGGAATACAGCGCGTTTCCGACGTTATGACCAAGGCTTTCAATAGTTCTAATACCAGCCTGATCGAGCTTGGCGAGGCAATGAAATATGTTGCGCCTGTGGCAAACGCAGCGGGCGCAACTATTGAGGATACGGCGGCAATGCTCGGCGTCATGGCTAAAGCCGGGCTACGCGGCAGTATGGCGGGTACGGGGGCGAGTGCCGTGTTTACTCGACTACAGGCACCGGTTGGGCAATCAGGGGCTGCGCTGAATGAGCTGGGTGTAAAAACACGAGATAAGAAAGGCAACATGTTGCCTGTTGAGAAAATCCTCAAAGATATTAATAGTTCTTTCAAAAAGAATAAATTAGGCACTGCACAACAGGCCGAGTATCTAAAGGTTATTTTCGGCGAAGAGGCAATGAAGGGGGCTATCTCACTCATTCAGGCGGCTGGGAATGGTGAGTTACGGGACCGTAAAAACGCGTTACTTAATTCTAAGGGAAGCGCTGCCAGTGTTGCCGGGGTGAAGGTAGATAACCTCGATGGAGATCTGAAAAACCTGCAATCTGCCTATGAGGATATGCAGATTGAGGTTTTCGAAAAGCAGGATTCTAGCCTGCGCAGAATGACGCAATCAGCTACCGACTGGCTAGGCGTTATGGGTAAGTGGGTGAAGGTCAATCCTGAGCTGACGGGCGCGCTGATTGCGACCGGAGGCGGCACAACAGCCCTGATCGCTGGTCTTGGTTTGCTAGGCGTAGTGGTTGGGCCGGTTATCAAGGGAGTGGGCTATCTATGGGCGGGAAGCAAGGGGCTAATCAAATCGCTTTGGTGGTTGGTTCGTCTGACGACCTCCGGGCTAGTTCGTGGGTTGGGGCTAACTGTTAGGGCGTTTGGTCTTCTCGGCCCCGTTTTGCTGAAGGTTGGTAAGGCTTTGCTCTGGCTGGGCCGCGTCGCTATGACAAACCCGCTTATCCTTATCGCCAGCCTTATCGCTATGGCGGCTGTCTACATTTGGGCCAACTGGGAAACGCTCGGGCCGAGGTTCAAAAAGCTATGGGACACCGTGGCGGCTTGGACTTCCTCGGCGTGGAATGGGATCACAAATTGGCTGGGTAACGCGTGGGCTAAAGTAGTTGGCGTATTCCAGTCTCTGCCGGAAAAATTCTCTGCGATTTGGCAGGCGGTAAAAGACGGGGCCGTGTCGATACTCTCCACTTATCTCGACTGGTTAAGGTCATTTTGGGGTGCGGTATTTGATACCGTCGCCGGGTTGCCTGATAAGTTTTTGGGTATTTGGCAAAGCGTCAAAGACGGGGCCATAACCATTCTTACCGCCTATCTCGACTGGCTGAAATCATTTTGGGGGCGGGTGTTTGATACCGTGCTTGAGTTGCCGGGCAAATTCAAGGCGGCGGGTAGCGCAATGATTGACGCGTTAATTGATGGGATTTCGTCAAAGTGGGAGGCGCTTAAGACCAAGCTGACCAGCGTCACGGATTACCTGCCCGACTGGATGAAATCGGATAAGGCAGTAACGCCTAACATCAAAATCCCCGACGTGCCCCCGCTCTCGCTCAACAAGAACGGGCCGCTGCTATCTGTCGGGCCAAGCCTTGGCGATGTACAGGGGCCGGGTGCAGAGCAAGGCAATGGCAACCCGCCTGCAATAGCGATGACAGCTACGCCGGTGCGCGCCGCAGGGCGCAGGGATAATGCACCGCCGCAGCCTGTTGTTGCCCCGCAAATTAACATTCACCCGCAGCCGGGGCAAAACCCGCAGGATATTGCCCGCGAAGTTGCACGCCAGATACAGATGTTAATGCGCACTCAGGCCGCTAGCGCCCGCAGCGCAATGTAACAGGAGAAATAAAAAATGATGTTAGCCCTAGGCATGTTCGTTTTTATGCTGCAAACCCTGCCCTATCAAAACCTACAGCGCCAAACGGATTATCGCTGGCCCACTAATGACCGCGTGGGCCTGCGGGCCATCCCGCAGTTTTTGGGGCCGGGAGCAGAAAAAATCACGCTATCCGGCGAGCTATTGCCCGAAATCACCGGCGGCAAATTAAGCCTGATGGGGCTGCACTTGATGGCAGATCAGGGGATGGCGTGGTCACTGATTGGCGGCGACGGCACGATTTACGGCATGTTCGTCGTTGAAAGTCTCAGTGAAACCTATAGCGAGCTTTTTGCGGACGGCAGCGCCCGCAGGATTGAATTCACTGTCAACCTGCTGCGAGTTGATGAATCGCTGGCGGCGATGTTTGGCGATTTAAAGGAGCAGGCAAGCGGCCTGATGGATGGAGCCGAAGGCGCGGCGGAACGGGCTAAAACCTTTGTTGGGGGGTACTTGTCGTGATAATTGACCCGATTGCCATCGGCAACGGTGCGCGGTTCGCACCGGATTACGAACTCAAAGTTAACTCAGTCGATGTAACGCAGGACATTGCCCCGCGCCTGATTTCATTATCGCTCACCGATAACCGCGGCTTTGAAGCTGACCAGCTCGATCTGGAGCTGGACGACGCAGACGGGCGCTTGCAGATGCCACCGCGCGGTGCGGTGATTTCCGTTTCCCTTGGCTGGAAAGGCGAGATGCTTTTTCACAAGGGAGAATTCACCGTTGACGAGGTTGAGCATAGGGGCGCGCCAGATACGCTAACCATACGCGCCCGGAGCGCTGACTATCGAGGCTCGTTAAATTCACGCCGCGATAAGTCATACCACGGCTTAACCCTTGCCGATATTGTCGGGCAGGTTGCCGAGCGTAATAAGTTAAAACCGGCAGTGGCTGAAAGTTTCGCTAAGGTTGTCGTTTCGCATATCGACCAGACCCAAGAAACGGACGCGAAATTTATCACGCGACTCGCTGAGCTGAACGGCGCGGCGGCAATTATTAAGGCGGGCAGGCTGTTATTTATAAAGCCGGGTGGCGGAGTAACAGCGAGCGGTAAGCCAATTCCGGTGTATACGCTGACCCGCAGCGACGGCGACGGACACACGTTTAGCATTGCAGACCGTGATGCCTATACCGGCGTTTCTGCGAGCTGGTTACACACCAAAGACCCAAAGCAGAAGAAAGCTAAGGCGAAGGTGAAATTACAGCGCAAGCCGAAGTTTAAGCAGCTTCGCGCACTGCAACACCCAGCCGCGCCAAAAGCTAAACACAAGGTGGCTAAAGCCCCGAAGCCGGTTGAAGACAAAGAAGGCGATTATCTGGCGGGGAGTGAGGACAACGTTTTTTCAATGACTACCGTTTTCTCCAGCAAGAAAGCGGCAATGCGAGCGGCTCAGGCCAAGTGGGAGAAATTGCAGCGTGGCGTCGCTGAGTTTTCTATCAATCTGGCAAAGGGCCGAGCGAATCTCTTTCCTGAAACGCCTATCAGGGTTCAGGGTTTCAAAGAGGTGATCGACGCGCAGCCGTGGATGATTACTAAAGTCATTCACAGCGTGAACTCCAGCGGCTACACCACGGCGCTAAATCTTGAGGTGCTTCTGAAAGATGTGAGTTACGAGGAAAAAGAAGAGGATATGTAAAAGACTGTAATGTGAGATGTATGTTTCCGGCTTTGGCATACAATGCGCGAAAATGACTACTATGACCATATGGTGATTACTATGATGCACTGCCCGAAATGCCAGCACGCCGCTCATGCCCGTTCAAGCCGTTACCTTAGCCAGACAACGAAAGAACGTTATCACCAATGCCAGAACATAAATTGCAGCGCCACGTTTAAAACTCATGAGTCATTGGCATGCATCATTGTAGAGCCGGGACAGATTAACGCAGTGTTACCTCACCCGGATAAAATGGGGCAGCAGTCATTAATGATTCATTAA